CAAGGTATTGACGGTGGTCGTGGTGCAATAAACTTTTTGCAAGGTCTTCGTGACATGTTAAAGGGAAATGCACAGTCAGGTGTTAAAATGACTGTAAAGTGGGACGGAGCTCCTGCTATCTTTTGTGGTAAACACCCCGAGACTGGTCAATTCTTTGTTGCAAAGAAATCACTATTTAACAAGACACCTTTATTCTATACCTCAGAACAAGAAATCAAAGAAGCTTCAGAACTATCAGGTCAATTACAAGAGAAGTTTCTTACTTCATTCAAATACCTATCTAAACTATCTTGGAATACAATCATGCAAGGTGATTTAATGTATACCAACGATAAGAAAATGCAAAAGATTGACGGTAAATCATTTATCACATTCCAACCAAATACTATTTTATATGCAGTATTAGCTGAATCAGATTTAGGTAAACAAATTGCAAAATCTAAAATGGGTATTGTATTTCATACCACATACACAGGTGGAACTATACAAGATTTAGGTGCAAGTTTTGGTGCAAACATATCTAAACTAGGAAGTAGTTCAGATGTATGGATTGACGATGCAAGTTATAAAGATGTAAGTGGTAAAGGTTCCATGACTGCAAAAGAAACACTTGCATTAACTCAAGAATTATCTAAAACAGGAAGTGCATTCCATGGAATCAAGAAAAAAGATTTAGATAAGTTTCAACAATTACAAACTGCAATCGGTTCTAAAGGAGCTGGTGCAAGTTATAAAACATATTGTAATACACTTATTAGAGGTGGTAGTTTCAATCCGACATATGAAGGATACATATCACACTTCGAGACTTATTGGGCAGAAAAGGTAGTTGGTAAAGTCAAAACAGAAAAGACAAAACAAATCAAGAGAGAAATCGGTGACTCTATTTTAAACGAGTTGAGGTCTCTTAAAAAGTTTATAACAAACCTTACTGCATTCATGGGACACTTAGTCACTGCAAAACAAATGGTCATAAATGTCCTAAATAGAGTAAAGAGTATAGGAACATTTAAAAAGACTGCAAATGGTTTTGAGGTAGTAAACCCCGAAGGTTATGTTGCAATCGATAAAACAGGAAGTGCAGTTAAACTTGTAGACCGAATGGAGTTTGCATTCAATAACTTTACTGCACAAAAGAACTGGGACAAGTAATGAAGACATTCGGTAAATTTTTAACAGAAGCAAAAGACCAAGGTGCAACATTTACTTTTGGTCGATTCAATCCACCTACAACAGGACACGAAAAACTTGTAAAAAAACTTATGTCAGTGGGTAAGGGTACAGATGTTTTATTATTCTCTTCTCACTCAAACGACAAAAGAAAGAATCCATTATCACATAAAGACAAAGTAAAATATCTCCGTAAGTTCTTTGGAAGAATTGTAGTTGATGCAAATGTAAGAACTGTATTTGAGATTTGTAATTATCTACAACAAAAGAAATATACAAAAGTAAATATGGTTGTAGGTTCAGACAGAGTAAAAGAGTTTGAAGCTCTATTGACAAAATACAACGGAGTCAAAGCAAGACACGGTTATTACAAATTCAAAGAGATTAATATAATCTCTGCTGGAGAAAGAGACCCCGATGCAGATGATGTATCAGGAATGTCTGCAAGTAAAATGAGAGAGTTTGCAGAGAAAGGAGATTTTGAAGGATTCAAAGACGGTGTTCCAAGTAAAGGTAAAAACCTTGCAAAGAAACTATATGACGATATCAGAACAGGTATGGGTATCAACGAAGGAACTCTACCTGAATATATGATAGAAGATTTAGTCAAAGAAGGAGTTTATGACCCAGGCATCTTCAAAGCAGTTTTCCTAATGGGTGGGCCAGGCAGTGGTAAATCTACAGTTGTAAATAAACTTGGGTTGAAAGCACTAGGTCTTAAAATGGTAAATACCGACCAAGCATTTGAGAACGGATTAAAGAAAGCAGGATTATCTCTTGATTTAAGAGGTGCAGACTTTGATAAGGTTGACCCGATTCGTGCAAAGGCAAAGAAGATAACTGGTAAGAATATGGATAATTATATTGCTGGAAGACTTGGTATGATATTCGACACCACAGCTGCAAATAAAAATAAGATTGTCAGTTATAAAAAGTTATTAGATAAATTAGGATATGAATACAAAATGGTATTCGTTGTGACTTCTTTAGATAATGCACAAAAAAGAAATGATATGCGTGCAAGAAAACTTCCACCTGAAATTGTAAAATCAGATTGGGACAAAGCAATGGCAGCTGCAAATGAGTACAAAAAACTATTTGGAAAAGATTTCTATGAGATTAAAAATGACGATACAGTACAAGCATTAGATAAAAAAGCAGGTGCATTGTACAGTAAATTAATGACATGGACTACTTCTTATCCAAAGAATAAACTTGCTCTCAAGTGGAAAGAACGAATGCTTGCAAGGAAAAAAGGATAAATAGTATTATGGCTGCAAAAAAATTCAATGATATTAAAAAAGAACTTCCTTTGGAAGAAGGTAAACTTGTATCTGATTTTTCAAGTGTTCTAGATAAAATCATGGCAGACCTAAAATCTAAGTTAGGTCGAGAGTATCAAAAGAACTCAGAGAAAGGTATTGCAATGATTAATACAATCGGTGCAATGGTAGGTGCAAAAGTCACGGATAAGAAACAATCAAAAAATAGACTATTCCTTAAGTTTGGTGAAGATATAGAAGAGAAGAAAGATATGACTGCAATCTCTTCATGGAAGAAGAAGATAAAACAAGTCAAAGGTCTCACTAAAACACAATTACAGGTCTTACAGAACTTACCTACACCAGTTATTACTTCACTTATCAATCAAGTTGGTATGGTTGTAGCAGGTGACGAACCCATACAAGAAGACGCTGCAGTTGACGCTGCAAATCTCAAAGCAAAACAGGCAGAAGAATTAGAAAGACTTCAAGCAAAACACGAATTAGAATTAGAAAATCTCCAAGATAGACATGAGAGAGAAATGGAGAGAATCAATCAACAGAAAGAAAAAGAAGTCATAAACAAACAGATTGAAGCAGAAAGAGAAGCTGCAAGGAAAGCTAACGAATCCGTAGAATTAGAAGAGAAAGCACCCGATACAGAAGATGCAATGAAAAGACACAAAGCTGGTAAGGCTGGATTCGGTGATATAACACATTTAAAAGCAAAAGGACTCATACCTCGTGCAGACGGAACTAAAAGGAAATCACCAAAGTATGAGGACAAAGAGGAACAAGACAGAGATGTAGGTAAAAATAAGGGTACACAACCTAAAAAATACTACAAGGGTTTAGATAAAGAAACTAAACAGAAAAGAGATGCACACTTCAAGAAAGGTTTGACTGGGCCTGCGCCAGGCGATAAAGATGACGAGGGTAAACCAATCAAGACTAAAAAATCTACTCACACTAAGAAGTTTGCAAAAATGTATGGTGAGAAGTTAACTGCAAAATCAGACGCAGGAGATTATATTGACGATTTCAGGAAGTCGGATGCGCCCCAGTTTAAGGGTAAATCCGATAAGAAAATTAGAAAAATGGCCATTGCGGCATACTTATCAAAAAAGGAGAAATAACATGAACTGTAAATGTTGCAAATGTTGTAATTGTGAGTGTTGTTAATTAATTATGTCAGGAAATAAACATGATAACGGAGTCCTTGAATTAGGTACAGATGAGATTAGAGTATCTTATCAAGAAGATACGCCTGGCCAAAGTGTAGAAGACTACATAGAGGAAAAAGAAAAGGCATTCCACGAACAAAAGAATAAAGTCAAGAAACACTTTTCTCAGGTGTTTGGTAATCCTTTAAAGAATTATCCTTACAACGAAGAGTTTAAAGTTGAAGAGATACAGGAAGAAGTTGCACCTTTCGCTATACCTGATTATCCTATGCAAAAAGTAAAAGTCAAATATATTGACGGTAGTTGGGCAGTAGGAGAAGAAGAGAAAGCATACGAATATGATGCAAGTAAAAGTGGTGAAGAGAACATGAAAATTATGAGTGACCTAGTCAAGAAAGACAGGGGTGAGTAATGAAACCTTTCAAAAGTATTGCAATCCAAGAAACTCTTGATAGTATGCAAGAGAACGAAGTCAATATTTTTGACAATCCATTCCGTTTGGGTTCAGAAATGTTCTTTCAAACAATCAACGAAGCACGAAGACTACATTTAGAGGGTAATTACAAACCTACTGCAGTAGATAACCACCTTTTAGAGACAGATTTAGGAGAGTTTGCAGAGTACGAGGGACAAAATGTACCTTTAGACTGTCCTATGCACGAAGAGAAAGATGTAGAACTCAATTCACCCAAAGTCGGTGGGCCAAAGAAATACTATGTTTATGTTAAAGACCCAAAGACAGAGAAAATTAAGAAGATAACATGGGGTGATACAACAGGTTTAAAAGTTAAATTAGGGAATAAAAAGGCAAGAAAGTCTTTTGCCGCAAGACACAAATGTGACACTGCAAATGATAAAACAACAGCTCGATACTGGGCATGTCGTTTACCTCAGTATGCAAAACAATTGGGTCTTTCAGACGGTGGAGACTTCTTTTGGTAAACCATATATAATATAAGGAAAGGTATGACACGACCATATACCGATGAAAAACTAGAGAAACACGGGACGAAAGAAACCTATATTTGTAGGACTTTTGAAGAAGACCTAGAAGACAGAGAGTTAATCTGGCACAGGGACGAAGACACTAGACGGGTCACGGTTCTTAACGGACAGGACTGGAAGTTGCAGTTAGATAACGAGCTTCCTCAAACCCTAATTGTAGGTAAAAAATATGCAATCCCTAGAATGGTATATCACCGAGTTATAAAAGGACAAGGAAATCTTGTTGTAAAGATAGAGAATATATAAATAATACTGTTATGAGTTATAAGTCAGAAAACTGGAAAGAGAAACTAGAACAAGTTCGTAATCACATTGCTTTAAAAGAAGGTAGTGTGGAGAAAACAGCGGACGAGATTCTTGAATCTCAAATTGAAGAAGAACTTAATACATTTGACGAAGTAGAAGACATTGTTGAGGTCACCGACCAAGAAATAAAAGCAGTCAGAAACCTTTCAAAAGATATTGAGAAGGTAAAGAAAGCATACTTTAAGATTGCAAAAATAGGTGATAAAACACTAAAAGATGTTAAGTATAACAAAAAATACGAATCGATTTTAAAAGCTCAACAAGAGATTCTTTCATTAATTGGTGAACTCCAAACTGCACAAATCTTACAAAAAGAAGAAGTCGAGGTAGATTTAGACGAAAAGAACATGTCCAGTGGTGACATGATTAAGAAATTGTTTA